CCGTTGTTCTGGACTTTGCTCAGGCACCAAGCAGCAACCAGTACAGGGTTGTTATAATCGGGTAAACCCCCGCTAGGAGGGCCCGATGCCAAAGCTACTTAGCAAGGTAAATCTCCCGCGCTATAGCAGCGCGCCCTCAACGCCGTCAGAAGCCGATCTTTACTACAACACGTCAGATGACAAAATTTACGTATATACGGGCTCGGCCTGGGCTGAGGTTGGTGGTGGCGGCGGCTCTGGGGATATCACAGATGTTGTTGCTGGAAACGGACTTACCGGGGGGGCTTCTAGCGGTGCGGCATACCTTGACGTTGGGGCTGGGACTGGAATTAGCGTTACTGCAAATGAGGTCGCGGTAGACACAACAGTTATTGCCACTAAGGCATATGTAGACGCCTACGCCCCACAAATGAACTGGCACGGGGCAGTTGACTTTACAACGGCGGCAGCGCTTCCAAACAGCCCCTCCTACGCTGCCGGAACCGCAGATGCTTCTGGCGGGTATGGTGTTGGCGCAACGCTGACCGCAACAACATACGGTGCCCTCGTCATTGACGGGGTTACCATGACAAACGACAACGAGGGTTCGCGCGTCCTTATCAAAGACCAAGTGAACGCTGCCCACAATGGAATCTATAACATCACCGAGGCTGGGACTGAGGCTATCTACTGGATTCTTACCCGATCCGCCGACTCAGACAACCATGTCGCAGGTGAAGTGTCTTCAGGCGATGCAGTATTTTGTATAAACGGGACAACCAACGATCTATCGGGATTTGTGCTTATTTCGGAAGGCGGTGCTGGGGGTGTTCACCAGATTGGCACCGATGACCTTGACTGGTATCAGTATACGGGAATCAATGCTGGAAGCGGAATAACCGTCACAGGCACAACCGTTTCAGTTGACACCGGAACAGGTCTTACGGTGGACGGCACTGGCGTCGCGGTCCAGTTCAGCAGCGCAACAGACAGCTCATCTGAAACTACAGCCGCAACACCGCTCGCGGTAAAAACAACCTACGACATTGCTTATGCAGCAAACGGTCTTGCCACCACCGCCGTACAGCCAACACTTGTTAACGCAAAGGGAGACATCCTTGCGGGAACAGCAAACGACACGCTATCTGCGCGCTCGGTTGGATCAAACGGGCAACTCCTTGTGGCGGACTCCGCTGAGGCAACTGGACTGAACTGGCTAACGCCGCCGTATCCAAATGCTGCAAACGCGGTGCTGACTGGAACTGTCACAATTGACAACAACACTGGATCGCCACAGGGTCTTGGTGGGCTTACTTCAGAGACGAGAATCCAAGCAGTAAGCGCCGACGGTCAAGATACGACAATTGTTCTTGATGCCCACGGAACATCCATACACGGCAAGCTTGTCTCTCGAGTATCTCGTGGAACCGCCGCTTCGCCAACCGCAACGCAATCCGGAGACGTCATGGCCGAAGTTGCTGCGTTTGGGTATGGGGCAACTGGGTATGGATCACACCCATCGGCAACCATTCGGGTTTCAGCCACTGAGAACATGACTGACTCCGCCCTAGGCGGAAAGATGGAAGTGCTGCTGGTCCCAAACGGATCAACCTCACCAGCAACCGCCGCAACAATTACAAGCACAACGCTTGACCTTCCGACAGGATCAGATTATAAAATTAACAGCACAAGCGTACTGTCGTCAAACACCCTTGGGTCGGGGGTAACTGCTTCCTCGCTTACATCTGTTGGGACCATTGCCACTGGCGTCTGGCAAGGGACTGCTGTTGGGATTGCATATGGCGGAACGGGTCAGACCACAGCCGCAAACGCCGCCAACGCCCTGCTCCCGTCGCAAACCGGCCTTGCTGGTCGCGTGCTTGCGACAGATGGGGCAGGCACCTTGTCATGGTACGATATTGACATTAGCAACGAAACCATTGATGGAGGGAGCGCGTAGTGTCTAAGGATAAGGTAATAAAGTTTGTTTCTGACACAAAAATCCTAGAGGAGTTTTGGCCGCGCCCAATTGGGAAAGAGCTTCCAGATTGGTTCCGAAAGATGCCAGCCTACGGCGGTTATGATGGAGCTGGGGCAGAAGAGAAAAGGCTTTCTGGCAACGATGCGACTTATAACTCCACCATTAAAAGATGTGTTCCGATGCTGGACAGCCTATCCCTTGGATATGTTCTCCTTACCCATCAGGATGTTTATGTAAAGATTGATGCGCCAAAAGAAGAGGACGACGCAAATGATGTTGGAGGCTGGCAGTTTTCTTGGCGCGCAGGAGTTAGCCCTACGAAGGCCGTGGAGGGCCACGCATTCGGTCAGGCAAGCGAACACCCGCTCGCCTCACTGTACGGGGGAAGAGATGTTCATAAGTGGATAAACCCTTGGAGAATTGAGACACCGCCTGGGTACTCTACTCTTTTTGTTCCCCCCATGAACAACCCCAACGGATATTTCACTGCGCTCCCAGGGGTCGTTGATACTGATACCTACACAAACTGTGTAAATTTTCCTTTTGTGATTGAGAAAAAGGAGTGGGAGGGAATTATCCCTGCTGGAACCCCAGTTGTCCAAGTGATCCCTTTTAAAAGGGAGTCATGGAAAATGGAAATTGGAGTTGACCAAGAAATGCTTGAAAAGCATCAAAAAGCAGAACTGAAGTTCAAAACCCATATTGCATCTGTATACCGAAGATTCTTCTGGCAAAGGAAAGAGTTTAAGTAATGGCAAACATCATTAAACCAAGACGCGACACATCCGCCAACTGGGCGTCGGTCAACCCTGTTCTTGCATCTGGTGAAATCGGCCTTGACACAACTACGAAGCAGTTCAAGGTTGGTGACGGCACAACCGCGTGGAGCTCATTGCCCTATATAACAATAGCGCCAGGGAGCACTGATACCCTTACGAACAAGACCCTAACATCACCAGTCCTAGGCGGGACGGCAACCACCGCCTCTGGCAACCTCGTGGTTGCACCCGCCACAACCATTCTTGAGGTTCAAGGCGGCTCCTCAACAGACGCATCAATCCAGCTTAATTGCGAAGTAAACTCACACGGACAAAAAATCAAAGCAGCGCCGCATGCCGTATCAGCAACTAATACCTTGCTGCTTCCAGGCGGGTCGGTCATCGGCAACGCTGATGCTACGCTGGTTTCCGATACGGGAACGCAGACGTTGACGAATAAAACTATTGACGGGAACAGCAACACGCTGACCGTTCTTAATGCCCAGACTACGGCAACTGCATCAGCCAACAACAGCACGATTGTCCTTAGAGACGGAAGCGCAAACACTGCGATCAACCAGATTACCCTTGGAGCCGACCCAACGAGCGCCATGCAGGCGGTAACCAAGCAATACGCCGACAACATCTCGGCTGGTATCCATGCGCATGAGGCGGTTGATGCGGCAACCACCGCAAACCTTGCCTCTACCTACACCCCAGGAACCTTAGACGCCTCTGGCGGATATGGTGTTGGCGCAACCCTCACGTCATCTTCTAATGGTGCCCTTGTGCTTGATTCCTATTCGGCACTTAACAATGACCGAATTCTTGTAAAAAACCAGTCAACACAGACACAAAATGGCGTATACAAGGTCACAACTGTTGGCGATGCGGGTACGCCGTGGGTTATTACCCGGGCTAACGACGCGGACAACAGCCCAGCCGGAGAGCTCAATCAAGGCGACTTTGTCTTTGTTCTAAACGGGACAGTGAATGCCAACATGGGCTTCGTGATGACTGCCTCCGGAACCTCAACAAATCCAACCGGAGCCATCAAGATTGGCACCGACAACGTCACGTACACCCAGTTCACTGGCGCCTCTCAGATCACCGCCACCGCCCCCCTGCAGAAGTCTGGGAACACGCTTTCCATTGATGCCGCCACGACATCAGCCGCAGGAACCCTTAGCGCAGCAGACAAGACAAAGCTTGATGCGCTCCGTATGCCGATATCGTTCCATATTGCGGGAGCCCTTACAACTGGTGTGAAGGCGCCTAGGTTCATCTCCCCCGTGGCTTGTACGCTTTCTACGGCTCGAGCATTTGCTAATGCTGGGTCAGACGTCACTTACCGACTAGTTCTTAACGCAACAACAAACTCCAACACCAGCGCAAACGTCGGACAGGCGGTAGTTGCCACGTCGCTTACGGGAGTGACGTCTCTTGCTGTTGGTGACGTTTTGCAGGTTGAGATTGTAAGCGCAGGTACATCCGGGGCTGATCTGTCTGTCACCGTGGAGGCGGCTTATTAATGCCAACTGTAGCTGACACATTTAATAGATCAAATACCGCCCAGGGAACCCTTGGGTCTACTGACACTGGAAATCTTCCGTGGCAGAACCCAACGCTTTGGGAGATAAACACCAACTCCGCCAAGAATACAGAAGCTAGCGATGTTGCTTGGGTTTCAATTCCAAATGCAAACGCCACGGTTGGCATCGTCACTGGGTCTGGCGGAACACATGGCAATGGTGTCGGGGCTGCTTTTTGGGTGGAAGACGCAAGCAATTACTGGATTGCCTATGTCCACGCTGAAAGGTATGTATTCTCTCAAACCTGTAACAACGAGTGCGTTGGAGGATACTACACCTGCACAGACTGTGTGGCATGCGGCGGAGGAAATGTAAACCCAGTTGTCTATGTGGCCAGCGACACAAATTCGTATGTCTCTGATGTTGGGTGCGGATGCGCAGATACTAACTATGGGACTTGCTCATGCGACGGCGCAACGCCATCAAGGAGCTTTGGGAATGTAAATATGTCTGTGGATGTATGCGGTGACGCAAACTGCTCGCAGCTTACTGGAAACGTCGCGGATGTCTGTACGATTCAGTACGACTTTAATCCAACATTTTTTAATCCAGTAGTCCCTGGAAACAAAAATACGACTCCGGGGAACGTCAAGGGCGGAAACCTTGTTACGAGTCCGGGGAACCTCAAGGGCGGAAACCTTGTCAGCTCGGGGACCTTAAAGGGTGGGACCAAGTCTGGCGGTGGAAATCTCTCAGGTGGAGGGAATTACAAAAGCGGTGGAAATCCTCTCGGCTCAAGCTATAATCCGATTACCTATAATACAAGGTTTTATAATCCAATCACATACAACCCATATTCGTATAACGCCGCAACATACAACGCATATTCATACAACGCCCCAACATATAGCTATAACGCATTCTCATATAACGCCCCAACCTATGCCTATAACGCTCCAACCGGGGGTAATCAAGGCGGGGGAAATAAGTTTTCGTTTTATATCTGTGTTGATGGTGGTACGCACACCGGGCCATGCACCACAAGCTGCAGCCCCGTCCAGAACGCAACCAATCCGTGCTCTGGCGCCAACTGCCCAGGTGACGACCAGACATGCGTAGCGTGTGGGACAACGGGGAAGAGGTATACCCGGGAATGCGTGTGCTCGGCAACAGGCGGAAATACCAACGCATGCAATACCTGTGGAAATTGCTATGACCCCTGCCTGAACTCCCAGGAGGTCTGCACGGATAACTTCAAGTATCGCTATAAGTTGAAGGTTGACCGAATTGCAGCTGGGACAAGAACAAACCACTACACCTCTGCCTCGCTGTACGATGATACAAGCGCGACCCAGGCATGGCAGGCGATTGATGTTGAGACTACGGGCTCAGACTATGTGGCCCAGGTCTATAGCGATACCTCATGGACAACCTCGGTGCTTTCCTCTGGAACGCAGGCGTCTGGTCAAAACGACTACCAGACCGCTGTCGGCCACGGGATTGGGGTTGCCCCGCTCGGCACGGCAAACCCAGGCGAAACTGATAGTATTGACACGTTCAATGTTGAGTATGTATCATTGGGCGGAGATAGCGTCGGAATCATTGTCGGATAAAAAGATGCAAGGGAGGTAACATGGGACAATTCATCTCACAGGTAATTTCAAATCCAAAGCCAGAAAAATCGGAATGGGATAAGGTCTTAGAGGCAAACTCAGAAAAGGGATCTGTCCTCTATTACTTCCTTCTTGATTCTGGCTGCAATTATTGTGAGATGTCCAAGCCATGGATTCAAGCGCTGGAAAAGAAATACGCCGCGAGGGGCTTGACTGTGGTCAGGATATCAACAGCAGAGAACGGTCACGTCACGCAGGCGGCGGGAGTTTCCGGTGTCCCCGTATTTCTCTTCTCGCACAACGGATCACCATTAAACCGAGTTGTTGGCTGGGGAGAAAAGGCGTACATTGATATTGAGGTGCGTCTTGGCCTAACGGATTTCTTTGATGAGAAGGCTGGGCTTGAGGGATGGGCTGACGAAAACCTTCTTAAGGAGGTTAGGGAAAAGCGTGAAGAAAATGTCGGAACGTGCCTAGGGTGCGACGACAAGAGCAACGCTGGGATTGCCGAACTTGCAGAAGGACTTAGTGCCGAGCTTGCAGAAATAAGAGCCGATCTTGCAGAGATCAAGAAGCTGCTTGGTAAAGAGTCATGAACCTTTTTAAAAAGCTTGTAAGGAAAGCAAACAGCGCAAAAGTTATTTTATTTAGACCAGAGAGCGAACTGCTTGACAAAACTGGCTATGTTCCCCCGCGACCAGCAAAGCACTACATTCCAGACTGGTACAAAAAAATCCCAGCACACGTAGATAGAAACAACGACGTTAATCCAAGAACGCAAGAAAAAGACCACACGGTAAAAGGCTGCGTGCCAATTCTTGATGCATTTACGTCTGGATACATTCAGGAGCTCAACATGGATATTGATATCCAGCGGGGTGGGGAGGGTGCTGTTGCCTTTCACTGGCCCCGTCAAAACCCGTGGGAGCCGGTAAGAGCGCCAAGGCACCCGTCTGCGATGAAGGGCTTTGTCCACCCAGATGGATATGACAACAACCCATACCTCTGGATACAGCCATTTGAGTTTAATGTCCCAAAAGGCTATTCAATACTTATAACCCACCCATTCAATAGATATGATCTGCCATTCTTAACAATGTCTGCAATTATAGACGTTGATGCTTTTCCTCAAAGAGCTGAAATCACGTTCTATTTGAAAAGCAACTTTTCTGGCGTAATAGAAAAGGGAACGCCACTATTTCAGGTAATACCATTTAAAAGAGAAAAGTGGGAATCCGAGATTGCAGGATACAACGATGCTTGGCGTATGCGGTGGGTTAATCTAAGCAGAAATGTTTTTGGTGGCGCATACAAGAAAAACTTTTGGCACAAAAAGGAGTTCAACGAAAAGCCGCAACCGGCAAGGTGCCCAGTAACCGGCGCTACGGAACAGCATGGAGACCAAGACAATGTCCGTTAAGCCGTGGGACATGCTAGACCCAAATGCCGGAAGGGTTCCAGGCGATGTATTTGAAGAAAGAATAAAAGCCTGCAATTCATGCGAGCACTTCATCAAGTTAACAAAACAGTGCAAAAAGTGCTTGTGCTTCATGAGGCTTAAGGCCCAGCTACCAAAAGCAGAATGCCCGGTTGGAAAGTGGGGTCAGCATGAAGAAGCCGATTTACCATAATAGGCACAGATTCCTTGCGCTTGACCGTAATTTTGGCGCAAACGGACGATATACCGAAGATATAGAATGGATTGAAAAAAGAGACTATAACGCAACGTCTAGCGAATACATCGCAAATGGCTTTGCCCGCTGGATAAAATCTATCGGGAACGTTGACAAAATTAGGTTTGACGGAGAAGGCGACGGTCAGTTTTCGCAAGTCGTTTGTGCGGAGCTCGGTATTTCTAACACGGATATACCATCTGCTTCTGAATTTAATCCTAGTCTTAGAAAAAGGATTGAAGACAGGGGCGCAATAAAAAAAGAGAACATTATTTGTGACGCCCTGATTCCGCCAGATTCTGGCGGAATAATGGTTGTTATTGCAAACCAGCTTCTTGACGCATTCCCTTTTTCCGTTATGCGAAGAAGGACTCGAGGGGTTATCCTTGAGGAGCTTGCTGTTAGCGAAAAAAACAAGGGTGAATATGTCTATCAAAGACTGGTAAACGCCTCGCTGCATGGGGACGCGGACCTTGTCGGCGACTCCAGAAGTGGACTATTTGCCTATTCCCCAGCAAAAATAAATTACGTAAACAACATACTCTCTAGGCGGGGTAAAACATATTTTGCTGTTATTGATTACGGCCAGGGGAAGACGCCAGAGGAGTATCTAAACGATACAAATGGAATCGCGTACTCCCCGACCTCGCTTCACTGGCTTCTGAAAATGGCAAAAAAATACAATGGTACAATAGCGTACTCGGACCTGCTGGCTACCTGGTCGCACCTTCGGGAATACAACAAGATCAACAAGCCGATTGGTTGGCAAAATTTAACCATTATTGAGACAAGCAACGAAAAGGGGGACATAAATGTTTGCAAAACTTAAGTCTATCTTTGGCGTTGATTCTGTTTCTGAGAAGAAAATTATTTTCTGGTCTGACAATGTCACTGACTACCCTACTCCGGTACCCGCCGCCAGCGCAATACCAGAATGGTGGAAGAAGACAAAATCTTACGGCGGATTCAAAGAATGGGGCAAAAGTGATAAAAAAGAAATAAGCGTTAACAACGGCTCGGACAACGGGACCATTAAAAGGTGCGTTCCGGTACTTGACTCAATGTCAATGGGCTATCTTGTGATTACCCCAGCGGAGATGTATGTTGAGCCAAAGCATGTACACACTACAGAAAATAAAAATGGACCAACTCAAGATTTTTCAATGGCTTATCCAAGGCGTCATGAAATAATTGATTTTCATCCATGGGGCCAAGCAAGTAAGCATCCATACGCAACGCAGCAACCACTTGCAAAGGTATTTGTCCCATGGAGGGTCGCTTTGCCTGAGGGCTACTCGCTGATCATGACCGAGCCGCTAAATAATCCAAGCCCGCATTGGTCAGTTGTCTCTGGGGTTATGGACTCAGACGTTTTTTTCCCTAAGTTAAATTTTATGATAAGCATGAAGGAAGAAAAGTTCACAGGCATTATCCCAATGAAAACCCCAATCGCCCAGTTAATACCCTTTAAAAGAGAAAAATGGTCCTCTGTTGTAATTGATGATGCAGCGAGGTCTGGTCCGCAAGAGGACTCTAGGAAAAGAATACTAGACAGCAGGCTTGCAAAAGTTTTTAGTGGAGCGTACAAAAAGTTCTTTTGGTCAAAAAAGGATTTTAGGTAGGCATTTGCTGTGGGACACAGAATAAAAGTTATTGATAATTTCGTTGATCAAAAAGACGCTGACAAAATTATCAGCATGATTGAACATGATTATCACCACGGCGATCTTGAAGCGTTCAAAGACAATCCAATGGTTGGGGTTGTTTCAAATAACAACCTTGAGTCTGAAGCATTAATTAAAAAGTATTCAGACAAACTGATTAGTTTGCACCGAGAGGAATTCGGGATCGCAGTGGATCTCTACACCGTGCAGGCCCACAATTGTCTTTGGGAGCTGCGATCGGAAGCAGGACTGCATGTTGATTCCCATAAAAAGTCAGAACACATCATCACGAGCAGTATTCTGTACCTTGGCGGAACATTTATAGGGGGGGACATTGAGTTTCCCCAGCAAAAGTTTACATACTCGCCACAAGCGTTGTCTGCCTTAATATATCCTAGTGGCGGGCTAGAGTACCCGCATAGAATGACAATGATTAGTCGCGGGTCCATGTACACGATGTCGCTGTGGCATTCTCACCTAAAAGAGTTTTCCCTTAAAGAAAAATACCTGAGTAGCGGACGTGCAGACCTGTATTCAATATGGAAATAAAAACCGAACTAGAGAAAACAATATTCGTTGCTATTGCCTGTGTTGGCAATGACACCGAGCTTGTAAGGACAGTGTCAAGCTGTATTAACAATGCAAGTATCGGGTCAAGAATCCATGTTGGGATTAACCTTGTTTACGGAATAAAGATGGACGAAGACGACATGTACATATATCGCCTTGAGGAGGCGCTTTCTCAATTTGAAAACGTCAGATACTGCGTAAACTACATTTCTGATCCCCCGAGCATCGGCAAGGATAGGAATAACGCTTCTCGGCTATACCAAGGCGAGGATTATTTTTTGCAGGTCGACGCTCATTGTTTTTTTATGCCTAACTGGGATACGGAGCTAATAGATACCTTGGGCTCTGCAATAAAGCTAGTTAACAACAAAAAAACCATACTTACCGCAACTCTTCCAAAATATGAACTAAATGAAAACTCCATTATTGACAATGTTGAGCCAGAGCGCATTTGCTTTGGCTATAGTTACTGGACGGGAGAGTTTAGGGAGCTAAACGAAAAAGATAAAAAAACGGTACCAAGTTGGGCGCACACAAGCCCAGAGATGCATTCTTTTAGGCTAGAAAGAATGGTTCAAAAGACGGGATTTTCCCCTGCTGCAAAGGTTACAGGGGCATTCATGTTTGGAAACAAACACTTTGCGGAAGAGGCGTCACTTCCGGAACATGTCATATTTTGGGAGGAGGAGATTGTCCAGTCTGTTGAGCTAATATCACTTGGCTTCACGTTGGTTTACCCGTACATCTTTGCTAATATTTATCACTATTATCAGATTGACGAGACAAACACTGGGCGGGGATTTCGGTCTGGGTTGGGGAATATGATAATTTCCTCCGCGCTTCATGCCGGTCACTCCTTATCAGGGGCGGAGGATGAGGAGACACTAAGAAATCCAGGAAAATGGCCAGAGTTAGATTCTGGTCAAATAGAAAAAGCTGCAGTTACCTGGAGGGCCGCCATAGCCTCCTCCTTTGACTCTTATCTCAGTAATCCAGAAAACCAAGCCAAGATCTCTGCCTTTTCAAGGTATAGTGGTGTAAGCTTTAAGACAGGTAAAACCGCATTTGACTTTCCGGAGAGGTATGCCAACATCGGTGCATTAGCAGTAGAGGAGAAGGAAAATGTCTGATAACATTCAGATCACAGTAGAAGATCTGCTTAGGAAGATCGGGGCGATGGTCGTTCAGGGCGACATCTATCAGTCGCAGATCGCTGCGCTGCAGGCAAAGATTGCCGAGCTTGAGGCGGAGCTCGCTAAGTTTAAAAATCAAGAAAAGAAATAATGCCAGTCTACGAGTACTTTTGCGACAAATGCGAAAAGAAAGTAGAAATTATGCACGCAATGTCCGACGAAAGCAAGAAAATACATAAAGAGTGCGGAAGAGAACTGAATAAAGTTTTTTCTGCGTCAAACATTTTTTATAAGGGCGACGGCTGGGCGCGCAGAGGTTAAATGACTTGCGCTTGAAGTAGGCGCATAATATAGTGCAACACATCAATGCATCCACACAACATGAGGTGCCGATGTGACTGCGAACAACGTCCAGCAAATTCTTGACCGCCTCGACAAGATCGAGGAGGAGCTTTCTGCCATGCGCGTTGAAATGGCAGAAACGCGTGGCGCGTATCGACTTGCCAAATTTGTTATTGGCATTCTTGGCCTTACTGGCGTCAGTGGGATTGTAGCCTGGCTTTCCGGACAGGGAAAATGACCCAGAAGCAGTTTGTAGCTGCTGCAATCATATGGCTGATTGTAAGCGCTTTATTCTTTGGATACGTCACATCTCCTGTTTATGCCCTTGACGATACCGATCAATGGGATCAGCAGGTAGACGCAAACGGAACCATAACCCTTACCGACGGAACGATTGTCATTGATGGTAGTAATAACGTGCTGCCGGGCCAGCCGTGGGTAAACAGCGTGACTGGAATCACAACGAACTCATCCCTCGGCGAGACGGTGTCTTTCTCTTGGTCTTTTATCACAACCGACAATGCGTACTTTGACCGCCCGCAGGTTTTGCTTGCAGATATTTGGACCGATCTTGTCAACAATACGCAAAGCGCCAGCGGGGCTGTTGAGGTCTACGTGACGGCTGGCGGGGCCTTTGGGTTCCGTGTTCTTTCACTTGATTCATGCTGTGGCGTTGGCACGCTGACAATCACAAACACATCTTGGGTCGTTGGTCCGCCATCAAGCCCAGAGCCAACCCCAACCCCGGAGCCAACCCCAGAGCCAACTCCTGAGCCAACCCCTGAACCAACCCCAGAACCAACTCCAGAGCCCACGCCAGAGCCCACGCCAGAGCCAACCCCTTCTCCTACCCCAGAACCGCCATCACCAAGCCCTAGCGTGCCTCCTACCCCCACGCCAGAGCCTTCTGTAGAGCCATCTCCGACCCCATTGCCAACGCCAAGCCCAACGCCAAGCCCAAATCCAACAGAGCCGCCACCATACCCGGTTGCGTCTCCAAGCCCAGAGCCGACTGTAGAGCCGACTCCAAGCCCAGAGGTGACAAATGAACCAACACCAGACCCGACTTCCGAGCCCGAGCCGACGCCCGAAGGAACCGTGGAGCCAAGTGCTTCGCCGGAACCTGCCCCTTCTGTTGATCCCACTCCTGTTCCTTCTCCTGAGCCGTCACAGCCCGCTTTGCCAGGTGTAGAGGAAATTGGCGCAGCCGTGGAGGCTGTTAGCGAAGCGGTTGGAGAAGTGGCCGCAGCCGTTGGCGAAGTGTTTGATGCAACCGTTGGTCAGGCCGCAGAGGCAATTGGCGAAGCGGTTGGCGAGGCGCTTGCGCCGGTAGCAAATCTTGGAAAGGATATTTCGGAAACGGAGCGAAAAGAGGCTGCTCCGACAATTATTGCTGCGGTGGTTATCACCCAGGTAGCACAGTCAGCCGTGGCGGCTGCTGCTACTGCTGCAAATCGACCACGGGGGAGAATCGGTAAATGATTGACTT